TTTAAGGGAACAGAACATAAAGGAACTTCAGAAAAACCAGAATACGTTTGTCCTGAAGAAACTGGAAGAAGATTTTATGGAGGCGATATAAGTGGAAAACATGACAACAGACTATCAGGGATTTAAAAGAGACACAGATCTTGCAGTGGAAAAGATAAGGACAGGGGCAATGACCATGGCCCAGGGTGCTGTAGAACTGGGATATCAGCTTAAAGTCGCAAGAGACACAGGAGTCCTTCAGGAATCCGGCTACAGCTCAATGGGAGAATTTGCCCGTGCAGAATATGGACTCCGCCCGGATCAGACGACGCGATACATACAGCTCAATGATAAATATTCAGAGGATGGATATTCCAGAAGACTGAAAGAAAAATATACTGGCATAGGCAAAACAATCCTGATGGAGATGCTGACGCTTCCGGACATTATAAGTGACGAGATTACAGAGAACTTTTCCAAAGAAGATGTAAGAGCCTTAAGTGCGGAACTGAAAGAGGAAAATGAGATCACAGATCTGGAAGTGATGATGGAAGAAACAGATCAGACACAGGAAGAGCTTCCTTCTATCCTGGAACAGACAGCATATCAGCTGGGGAAAGATCAACCGCAGATATATATAGACCTGTTCGAAACCCTTTACATAAATGAAAGCCAGGCAGCAGCAGAGATCCTGGCTCCGGATGAAGAGAAAATCTATTCCCTCCGTATCCCGGGAACAGGACGCATACTCTTATCACTGAAACTAAGCGAACAACAGGTAAGATTGATCAATGTCCGTTCACAGGAAAAAGAGGATTTCACCTGGCAGCAGCTTGAGGCGGCATTTAGAAAACTTATGGATTTCACAAACGGACCAGAGGAATCCTGGAAAGAACAGTACGGAGAAGAATTTCCAAGAGAAGAGCCGAAGGAAATCAAACCAGATAAGAAACAGTCCAAAGTCCAAAAGGCAAAGAAACCGGAAAAGAAGAAGCCAGAAAAAATAAAACCAACTGGAAAAGTGGAAAACTCTGTGGATAACCATACAGAAGGTCAAAAAACAGCAGTTCCAGAAAAAGAGGACTCCGTACCAGGAAAGCCTAAAGCAGATTTCCATTCTGAAACGCCGGAATCTCAACCGGAAAACATAGAAAAAAGTCAAGAAACAGCACTTTCAGAGCCAGAACCACAGATTCCAGGTCAGGACAGCATTGAAAACCATCCGGAATATATGCCCAAACCCGTAGAACCGAAAGAACAGGAAATTGCGCCGGCGCAATCCGGATCAGAGCCACCGGCAGCAGAACCTAAGACCAGAAAAGAGTATATAGATACATTAACAGCTTATGGTACAGCTGAGTATATAGCGAGAGCCATGCGGCAGTTTGCAAACAAGACATACAACACACTTCTGGATCCGGTCTTCTGGAATGAATGGTTAAACGGAAAAGTAGATCATAACGGAAGACCCTGGGAAGATTAAGGGGACCCTAAAATTCACATAGATACATCCTTCCTGTGTGAGCCTGTCAGATCACAGGAAGGGGAAAGGAGAACCATGAACAGATTAACAGAAAAAGATGATCGGGGAAACTGGGAGTTAAAAGGAATTCGTTGGCAGCAGTTGTATATTGGACAGATAATAACAAAAGAGGTACAGGAGAAACTCTACGGAGCTTTACATAAACTTTTGGATTACGAGGAAGTTGGATTGAATCCGGATGAAGTAGAAAGTCTGAAAGAGGAGAATGAATGGATTCCAATAAAATACCGTGAGATCACAGATAAAGAACGAGCAGAAGAGCATATACCAGATAATTGCAAATATCGTCATATTTGTGATATGCCTGAAGATGAAGAAAGAATACTTGTAACTAATGGGAACACAGTATGGTCAGATATGTGCTGTATTGATCCGGATGGATATTATCTGGATAGCGACTATGACTGGCTTGACGTAACAGCATGGAAACCATTACCAAAGCCATATGAGGAGCGTGAAAAATGAATCTCAGACAGAAAAAGAAATTATTTAGAAAAGTAACCGGTCAGAATCCTCCGGGATGGATGCATTACAGTAGCCGCCGGTTCCATGATTTTCTTTGCAAACCCTGGGGCGGACTGGCAGCGCTGAAGAAACAGGAAGCCACCAGAACAGTAGAAGATTTTAATCGAAATATCCAGAACAGGAATTATCTGCTCAGAGAGGCAAGGAGGTATACCAGATGAAACAGGGAGGATTATTATTTCCTAAAACACCTGTAAAAAAGAAAAAGAAAAAGCATGGCAAGTGTATTATGCCCGGAGACAAGAAAGAGTGTTGCTACATATGCGGAGTAACAGAAAATATCCATAGACACCATGTTTTCTTCGGTACTGCAAATAAAAATTGGTCAGAACGTTATGGCTTAACTGTTCACCTCTGCGTAAACTGCCATGAAATTTCACCAACATCTGTACATAAATGCAGAGAAACTAATTATCTGTTAAAACAGATAGGCCAGAGAGCTTTTGAGAGAGAACATGGTACCAGAAAGGAATTTATAAAGATATTCGGCAAAAATTACCTGGAGGATGAATAAATGAACATAGGAAAAGCAACCGCAATATTCAAAGATATCCATAACGAAGAAACAGAAGTAGAAGACAAGATCATAGCAATTCAGGAAGTGATTGATATGCCTACACATAACAGTATTACCAAGAAGAGCATGCTGGAGGTACTTCACTGGCTAATCGAAGAATACATCTAAGGAGGATACATATGGATTCCAGACAGAGAGCAGTAACCTGCAGACACAGTACCGGGAAAGTAGCAAATACGGCAGTATTCGTCCGTCCAACCTGTCCGAATATGCATATAATCAAAAATAAGATTGTAACATCCAACTTTCGTTGCAAAGACTGCAGATTTTACGAAGAAAAAACAATAAGATGAAAACAGGCCGGGAGCTGATAATAGTTCCCGGCTAAAAGCATGAAAAGAAGGAAAGGGGAGCAATACCGATGGACAAGAATATCCTGGAACAGTACATAGAATTAAAAGGGGAAATACAGGATCTGAAAGACAGGATAGACAAAGATGAACGCAGACTTGCGAAAATAGAAAAAGAAGGCGTAGTATCCGATACAGTAAAAGGAACCAGAAGTGATGGAACCTTTGGCTCGATCAGAATCACCGGCTATCCGCTTCCTGAGCATGATCGGGTAAAAAGCATGATAAAGAAAAGAGTAGCAAAACTGCATATTTTAGAGGATGATCTTTTAAATGTAATAAATGAAGTAGATGATTTTATTGAGAAGATTCCCGAAAGTGATCTTAGAATGATGTTTCGTTTTAAATATTTAGATGATATGACCTGGGCAGCAGTTGCCATAAATATGAATTACCGCTTTCCGAAGAAAAGAATTAAATATACGGAAGATAGCTGCCGAAAGCGCCATAACAGATATTTGGAAAAAAATTGTAAATTTTAAAAATGTCCGGTCATGTCCACTTTCTCTATGATACTATGTAAACTGAACTCAGTGGAAGATTATACAGAGTTCTCCTTCCCTTGAATGACTGCCAGT